GCGCCGGGTAATCCGTCGCCGCAGTACTACGCGGCAGCGCCGCTGGTGGCGCAGACGTTGAGCCGGTCGGCGGACGGCGGCATCCAGCACGGCGGCAACGTGAGTCCGTCCACGAAGTACCTGCGGTCGATCACGGCGATGGCGGTGACGGCGGCGGGCGTGCCGCAGCGGTTGTACCTGCTCGACTATCTGCTGTTCTATCCGTTCTGCGACATGGGCACGTCGGACGAGCAGGCGATGGACAACACGCAGGTGCTGACGCGGTACACGGATGGCGACGGCGTGCAGATCATGCCGGTGCTGGTCGCGCCGCATGGCCTCGTCGGCGATACGTTTTTCGTGACGTACACGAATCAGGACGGTACGGCGGGGCGGGTAACGCCGCTGCACACGATGACCACGGCGGCGTCGGTGAACGGGACGCTGCTGACGACGCAGACGGCGGGAGCGGGCAGATTCGGCCCGTTCATGGCGCTGCAGGGGCTGGATACGGGCGTGCGATCAATTGAGGCGGTGCAATGTACGTCGGGGCTAGACGTGGGGCTGTTCACTCTGGTGCTGGTCAAGCCGCTGGCCGAGCTGACTGTGCGCGAGATCACCGCGCCGACGCTCAAGGACTTCGCGCTGGAAGCGGGCATGAAAATGCCGGTGATCGAGGACGACGCCTACCTAAACTTCATCACCTGCCCGAACGGATCGCTGACCGGCATTCCGCTGAACGGCGACGCGACATTTATTTGGGACTGACCAATGGCCGGATTCACAAGCCTTGACGACCTTGTTTCGGAAATGACGGTCAACGGGAAGTTTCGCCGTGCCGACTGGAACAAGCTCACGCACGCGGTCGGCGCGCAGGCGGCCGGGACGTGGTACGCGCTGCCGCACTCGACGGGGAACCCGGGCGCGATGACGCTGGGCGCGGTCGGGACGAACCTTGCGTTCCACGCGGCCTATGACCGCATGGCGGGTGCGATTCCGCACGGTGGAGACGTATCGCCCGACTACAAGCACATCGTCAATGCGAGTGCGTTCAGCGCGGCGGCGACCTCGATGCCGGCGATTTTCATGCTGGTCGACATGCTCGGCTGGTATCCGGTCACGACGACGACGACGACCGGCAATCAGGCGCTCATCAACAGCAAGACGTTCACGGCGACGGTTGCAAGCCCGACCGTGTTGACGCTCGCCGCGACTTGGGACATGCAGACCGGGACGCCGATCCGGCTGACGACTAGCGGCACGCTGGACACTGGGCTGTCGCTGGCGACTACGTATTACTGGAACCGCACAGGGGCCGGAACGGGCAACTTGGCGACGTCCTATGCCAACCTTGACGCCGGCACGTTTGTGAACGTTTCCGGCGCAGGTTCTGGCACGCACACGGCTACGTTGTATCTCGGCGACCGCGCGCCGTCGAACGGGGCTGGCGTGCAGGCGTTCATCACGCCGTCCGTGGCGCTGGGCGCGGGCACGCCGAACATCCAGTTGACCTACACGAACGCTGCGGGCACGGCCGGCAAGACCACGCCGACGACACTGCCGATCAGCAATGCGACGGCGCCCATCGGGCAAATCGAATACTCGGGCACCGGTGCTGGCAAGTATGGCCCGTTCGTGCCGCTGGCGGCGGGCGATACCGGCATCCGGTTGGTCGAGCAGTTCAACTACTCGGCCACGCATACGTCGGGCACGACGAATGTTGTTCTGTGCCGGCCGCTGCTGACGCTGCCGATGACGACCATCGGGGTTGCGGCGGAGCGCGATCTGGTCAACCAGTTGCCGAGCCTGCCGCGCGTGTACGACGGCGCGTGCCTCGTGTGGCTGATGTACGCGGGGGCGGCGACGCCGGTGACGAGCGCGTTCTACGGCCATCTGGATCTCGCGTGGGGCTGATCGGAAACTATTCGGTGCTGTCGAAGCACCCCGGCCGGGACATTGGCGGGGGCGCGATTGGTCTGGGCAACAATCGGTCGGATTTCGGCAAAACGTCGCAGATGGCCGGGGCGTTCAGCGGCGCGTCGTGGGATTCGTTGTCGGGGCGTCCTGACGGCTACCGCCCGCCGTATACGTGGGGTCTGCCGCGTGTAGCTGGCGGGCTGTCGGCACGCGGGAACACGCTGGGCGAGGGCGACCTGACCGGGGCGATTGCCGGCGGCAAGAACGCCGAGGCCACGCTGTCGGGTGTCGGGACGCTGGTCGGCACGCTGCAACTGGTCGTTTCGCTGGTAGCGTCGATTGGCGGCAGCGGCACCATCAGCGGTGCGGCGCTGCTGGCGTACCTGCAACTGGCCGCGACGTTGGCCGGTACGGGCGACCTGACCGGCGCGCGGACGGCCATCGCGCACGCGGCGGCGGTGGCGGATGGCAGCGGCACCATCGCCGGTACGACGGTGGCGACAGCTCTGGGCGAATTGGCGGCGGCGATTACCGTGACCGGGACCGGGCTGACGACGGGCAACGTCGGTGCGGCGGTCTGGTCGGCCATTGCTGCCAGCAACAACGATCCCGGCACGATGGGCGAGAAGCTGAACGACGCCGGCAGTGCCTCGAACCCGTGGACGGAAGTGATTGAATCCGGGTTCACTGCGGCGCAGATCCTGCGGCTGATCGCGGCGGCGGTGCAGGGCAACGCGACCGGGCTGGAGGATGGCACGCCGACGTTCAAGGGCTTGGACGGCGCGACCGATCGGATCACGGCGACGTACAACAGCGGGACGCGCACGGTAACCGACCGCGACGCGGATTGACGTGGCCTGGTTCGGGCAATACTTCGGAACCACGTACACGGGGCAATGGTGGGGCGACCAGCAGGCGCCGGTCCCGCCGGTAGACACCGGCGGCGCGGTCTATACCGGCGGCTGGGAGCAGTGGCTAGCGCGGCGGCTTGACGATGAAGAATGGCGCGATGCAGTAGCGGCCGAAGTGGCCCCGCAGGCGCCGGTCAAGGTCAAGCGGGCGGCTCTGGAGCGTGCCGTCGAGGTCAGCGCAGGCGAATGGCGCGACGCCGAGGCGGCGCTTGATGCGTTGCGGGCCGAGGTCGGGCGGATGCGCCTGGCGTGGCGCGATTTGTACGGCGATTTGCTGCGCGCCTACGTGGTCAGGATCGACCGCGAGCGGGCGGCGCTGGTCGCAACGGAAACCGAATTGAAGCGGCGCAGGGCGGCGGCGATGCTGTTCCTGCTGGCGCAGATGTAGCCTCCTGGCGGCTTGAGCCAGAGCCAAGAGGGCGTCCTACGGGGCGCCCTTTTCATTTGGAGCGGTAAAAATGTCGGATGACATTCTGCATCAAGTGCCAACGGGACCGGCCACCGAACAGGCCGAGGTAGGGCAGCCCAGCGCGCCGGCCGTCGCCGGCACAGCCGAAGGAACGGGCGCTTCGGAACAGCAACAAGCGGTATTGGCTGAACAGCAGGCGGCAGAGCAGCGGATCGAAGAACGGCGGATTCGGCAGGAGCGTGCGCGCAGGAATCAGGAAGCGGCGTTCCGGCGGTTGTCGGCCGAGAAGGATCAACTGCAATCCGCACTGTTGGAGGTAGTCCGCAAGCAAGCCAGCGGACAGCAGGAGCAGGGCCAGACCCGTCCGAGTGACGGCGCTCCCAAGCGAGAGGACTTCTCGTCATGGGAGGACTACGAGGATGCGCGGATTGACTGGCGCGCGGCCCGGAAGGCGCAGGAGTTGGCCGAGAGGAACGAGCGCGAGCTTGCCCAACGGCTGCAGAATGCGTCCCGGCAAGCGTACGACCAGCAGATCACGCAGGCTCACAACGAACGGAACGCGCAGTTTGCGGCAGCAGTGCCGGATTTCGCGGACGTGACGGACCGGGACGACGTGATCGTCCCCGACGTGGCGGCTGAGGCGATCAAGAACGTTCCGAACGGCCCCGAGATTCTGTACGCCATCGGTCGCGATCCCAGTATCGCGGCGCGGATGCACTCCATGACGCCAGCGCAGCAGGCCGCATACGTCGGCCAGATGTCGGCGTCGTTGATGTTCAGGCAACCGCAGGTTTCGCAGGCGCCCGCACCGGGGAAACCCGTAGGCGGGCAATCGTCACCTGTTACGGACCCGGCGAAGATGTCCTACGAAGAATTCGTGAAGTACCGACGTAGGCAGATCGCGGCCCGCAGGTGACACCCTCACCTAAAGGACATTCGAAATGAGCAATACCAACACAGTCATTGACATGGTGGCGAAGGAGGCCCTTCGCATCGCCCACGAAAAGGCGACCTTCATCGGCACCGTGAATCGGTCCTACGACGATTCGTATGCGAAGTCGGGCGCCAAGATCGGCTCGACGCTGCGCGTGCGCGATCCGAACCAGTACATCCGCCGGCAGGGTTCGCGGGTGATGGACGTTCAGGACCAGAACAGCACGACGCAGACCATCACCGTCGCCACGCAGGACGGCGTTGACATGCGGTTCAACAGCGCGGAACTGGCGCTGGATATCGACGAACTGTCGCGGCGCTACATCGAGCCGGCCATGTCGGTTTTGGTGTCGGGCATCGACGGCGACTGCATCACGACGGCGACCAAGGCGACGTACAACGTGGCCGGCACGCCGGGCACGGTGGTCGGCGCGGTCGCGTCGGGGTTCTCGGACACGTCGGCTCTCGGCAACGCGCGCGCGAAGCTGAACCAGGGCCTCGCGCCGAAGGACCGCAATCGCTTCGTGCAGATGGACTCGATCACGATGGCGTCGGTGGCGAACGGCATCAAGGGCCTGTTCCATCCGAAGTCCGAGGTCGAGAAGGCGTGGCGCGAAGGTTTCATCGGTGAGACGGCGCTTGCCACGTTCTACGAGAACGAGCGGACGTACACGCAGTCCTACATTGCCGACGTGACGGGCACGACCGACGCCGCGTCGCTGGTGACGGACGGCGGCAGCACGGTGGACATGCACACGACGGTCGTTTCCCCGAACGTCGGTTCCGTGTTCACCATCGCTGGCGTGTACGCCTGCCACCCGGAGACGAAGCAGGCTTACGGGCATCTGCAGCAGTTCACGATCACGGTGACGTCGGCCGGCGGGGGCTGCACGGTGTCGCCAGCGATCTACCTCGGGCTGTCGGACTCGACCGCCGCGAAGCAGAACGTGTGCTCGTCCACCGGCGCCAAGCTGGCCCTGACGGACTTCAACAACAAGGCGTTGACGTTCTCCGGATCGGCCAGCACGTCGTATCGCAACAACCTGATGTATCACTCGGACGCCTTCGCGTTTGTGACGGCCGACCTGCCGCTGATGGACGACGCGCACAAGTGCGTCCGGATGCAGAAGGATGGGCTGTCGCTGCGCGTGTGGCAGGCGAGCGACATCAGGAACGACGAGCTGCTGATGCGGATCGACATCCTGTACGGCTTCCAGACCCTGCGTCCGGCGTGGGCGTGCCGGATCACCAACTAAGGAGACGACAACATGGCAACCTACGAACGCATCGGCTACGGCTCGCCGGATGGCGCGCAGGTGCAGGGGAGCGCGAGCGAAAAGATCGCGTTCTTCGGCACCACGCCGGTTTCGCAGCGTGCGGCGGCGGCGCAAGCCACGTCCACGGTCGGGACCGCCTCGTCCACGGCGATTGACACCAACGTCAAGGCAGCGATCATCGAAATCATGAACACGCTGACCGCGCTGGGGCTGTGGAAGGGTTCGGCGTAATTGCTGAAGGTCGCAATCTGTACCCCAACACGGGATCGGCCGCATCCGGCGTACCTGTCGGCGCTGGAACGGTCGGTCCCGCTGTTGGACCAACATTACGAACACGCTACCGTATTCGAGGTCGGGTGTCCCTACATCAGCGGCGCGCGGGCGACGTGTCTGCGCAAGGCGATGAAGTGGGGCGCGGATGTTTTCGTGTTCATTGACGACGACGTGTCGTGGCAGCCGGAGGACTTGATCGCGCTGATCGACGCGGACGGCGACGTAGTTGGCGGCACGTATCGGTTCAAGGTGGCGGGCGATCCTAAGTACATGGGCCGTTGCTGTCTCGGGGCGAATAATCTGCCGCTGGTGCGCGAGGGTGACGAGGCGATCCAGGCGATTTGTCTGCCGGCCGGGTTCCTCAAAGTGACGCGAGCCGGGATTGATCGCTTCATGGCGGCGTTTCCCGAATTGACCATCAACGCGGACGGGGAGGGTGATTCGCCCGACCTGTTCAACCACGGCGCGCATAAAGGCGTGTGGTTTGGCGAGGACTACGCATTCTGCCGTCGCTGGGGCGAGTTGGGCGGCGACATTTGGCTTCTGCCGAAACTGCAGTTAGACCACAACGGCGCCGACGGAAACAGCTGGCCCGGAAACTTTCACCAGCAATTGTTGGACGACGGGGCGAAGGCATGAAGGTACTGCACGCCGGCTGCGGCGGGGATCGGGTGCCGGAATGGCTGGCCCATTCCGAGGAAACGAGGCTAGACATTGACGAGCAGCATCAACCGGATGTTGTGGCGAGCATTACTGACATGGGCGCTGTCGGCCCGTTTGATGCTGTCTATTGCTCGCATTGCCTTGAACACCTACCGGCGCACGAAGTAGGCGTGGCGCTGCGCGAATTTCTGCGCGTGCTGCGTCCGGGCGGGGTCGCGTGCGTGATCGTGCCGAACCTAGAGGGCATCGCGCCGGATGAGTCGGTGGTGTATCAGTCGGCCGCGGGGCCGATCACCGGGCGCGACATGTACTACGGGCACGCGGATTTGTCGGCCAAGAATCCGTACATGGCGCACAAGACGGGGTTTGTGCCGGATACGCTGCGGCGGGCGTTCATGGACGCTGGATTCATGGCCGCCGAGGCGCGCGGCGACAGGGCGTACAACTTGATCTGCATCGGAGTGAAGGCCAATGGCGACGGTCACTGACATCGTAACGGATGCGCTGTTCGCGCTGGGCGCGTATGGGCAATCCGAGTCGCTGTCGGCCGAAGATGGCGCGCTTGCGCTGCGGCGTTTGAGGCGCCTAGTCGATTCGTGGGCGAACGACGGCCTGACCGTCTACGCGACCACGGAAGGGACGTTCAACACGGTAGCTGGAACGGAGAGCTACAGCACGACGGGGCTCTCAGCTGGCCGTCCGGTGTCGATTGCGTCGCTGTTTCTGCGCGAGTCGGACGTGGACTACGCGGTGACGCAGATCACCGAGGCGCAGTACGACGCGCAGCCGTACAAGCCCGCGGAAGGGATGCCGGCGTACTTCTACTATGAAGCGGGCTATCCGAACGGGACGATCTACTTCTACCCGACGCCGGGCGAGGTATACGAGGCACACGTCAAGGGCAACTATCCGTTGCTGTCGTCGTCGATCACGCTTGCCACGTCGCTGTCGCTGCCGCCCGGGTACGAGGCCGCGCTGACGGATGCGTTGGCGGTGGA